ATGTTATATGTAATCTTAATTGCAGCCATCGTGATCTTTTGGTTGATCGCAGTCGATAGGCCGGTGTTAAAAGTAAAGTTCGATAATGGCCATATTAGTAACGTAAAAGGGCATCTACCTCCTTCTTTCAAACACAACTTACAGGATATTAGTGAGCATAACCCGTTTACTGGTGAAATGAAGGTGTATAGCCAACGAACAGGAATGCGCTTAAGCTTTTCCAAAGGCATTCCCAAAAAAGTTCAACAGAGGATTCGTAACGTTTTTCCGCACCAGGGCTTCAAAGCAAACAAAGGCAAGAAGCGCGCTTAATTACATATCAGTTACTTCATCATGTTAAATGGGACGCAATGTGGCGTCCCATTTTCGTATCTACAGAAAAATTACTTATCATCGAACAATCAACAACATAAACGGACCAAAACGATGAGATACGTTGTAACTTTAATGGTATTGATCTTTGCAAGTAATTCAGTTTTTGCTGACGATTCAGAAACGAACCTGTTGGCTAAAAAGATTAAGACTAAGCTTCAAAAGAAAGTAGACAATAAGTTTGATGGCTATCAAGGTTATTGTGACGTCATGATAGAAATGGAGCACAAAAGTAAAAACGCAGTAATAAAAAGAGTAACCAGCAGTGGTGACCAAAAAGTGTGTAGGTACGTTAAGTCCAACTTGAAGAAAGGAAAACGCTATCGTTACAAATACCCCGAAAAGTACATTCGCCTCCATATAACCACAGGCTTATAAATGTTTCAGAACGCAACTGAGCTCGTGATTTTTGGCAGATTTCGTTGCGGAGCGATTAGAGCGTTTAGCTGATTTTTGCTGTTGTACGAGGCGAGTATGAAAGGCTTTTTTGTTTGGTAGCGCTTAAGTTAGTAATCGTGATGCCATTGAATGGCAAATTCAGTGAGTTGGCCATCATCACCATACATAGATTGATTCAGGTGCTTACGGAAGGACACGCCAGTAAGTCGGGGACTAAGCGCGCATCAATTTTCAATAAGAGATTTGATTTGCTTCGTAAGCATAACCACAAACCAAACTAGCGATTGCAAGTCCACAGGAGCCTCGGTTAAAGCCTCAAAAGCAAACAATGTTGTTAATCTTAGGAGGACATTTTAAAGTAGCTAAAACCGGACATTATTGCTTTGAGATCTCACTCCTTGATGCGCATTATGCGACGTTATGTTGAATAATGTTTCATATCAATTACATATACACCCTTTTGATTATCAGGGTATATATGACGAACTTTCGAAAAATGAGCAAGAATTACGTTTTTCGTGAATTTGAGTGTGGTTTAAGTGTAGAAGAAGCAGCAAAACTATGTTTTAAAAGTGTGAGAGTGGTCAAATTATGGGACTCGGGAAAACCAATTCCACCTGAATGTAAGCGACTGATGAGGATGACCAAGGGGAGGGAACTAGCCACCTCTGAAGCTTGGGAAAACTTCAAAATGCATAAAGAAACACTGGAACTACCAACAGGGCAATTAGTTACACCACAAGAAATTCTGATAGGCATTGCGCTACTGGAAATAGGCGCAGAGTCAGATAATTTAATAGCATCTAAAATCATGAAATATGTAAGAGCTATTAATAGGATAAAACAAAGATAAAAACAAAGGCGGCACTATGCCGCCTTTGTTTTACAAATTATGATAGTCGACAAAAAATGGGTTATCGATTCCCATAACGGAAACAAATATTTCATCTTTTTCTACATCACTGATATTAAAAATTTTATTCCCTGACTTTGTTTTGCATGTCACTTTATCATCAGCAACCTCCATAACCACAAAGGTTCGATTATTATCTTTGTGATGTACTAAATCGCCCTTAACTAACTTTTGCATAATGTATATCCCTCAATCTAAATAGAGTTTACATTGTACTCCAGAACCAAAAGATACGAAATAACGTACTATTTAATCAAAGGATTGTGGTGCGAATGGTAACCTTAAGCTCTTTATCGACAGTATTTGTCTTTTCCGACCGGAATAGAGCACCAAGCAAAGGCACATCCATCAAGACAGGCACACCGCTTACTGAATCGCGCTGCTCTTGGGAAATCAAGCCCCCTAAAGAGATCGTTTGGCGGTCTTTGACCTTGACCACGGTTTGCAGTGTTCGCGTATTGGTGATGATGTCGGATGCGATAGAGGAATCCGTTACCGAGTCGGACTTTTGCATAATCTGCAACACAACATGATCACCAATTACATGCGGTACTACCTCAAGTGACACGCCCACATCTTTACGTTCTATTTGCTGGACTCGATTACCGCCGTCTGTCACCTCAGACGAAGTGAGGAACGGCACGTTCTGACCAACCGTGATGTAACCGCGCTCCCTGTCCATAATGAACATGTTTGGGCGTGATAAGAGCTTGGTATTCTGATTCTTTGATACAGCTTTGATAAGCGCATTGAAATCACCGCCCTCATAGAACAACAGGTTATCAACGGCTTTCTTAATTGCGGTAGGCTGCGAAACAAAGCCAGCCTCACTCAGTGCTAAGTCCATATTTACGCCGACTTCCTGAGAATCACCGAGCTCAGTTTCGGTAATTACCGCTTCGATAAAGACTTGCTTTTGTGGTCTATCAATCCCTTTGATGAGCACATCAATGTGCTTCAATTGATTCTCAGAGCCAGTCACGATAATGCTGTTTGTGGTCGGTAGCACTTCAACCTTGTAGTTCTTAATTGCTTTGTTGTTCAGTGTTTGATTCTGAGTTGCAGCAAGCATCGAGGAAATCAAATCAACGACCTTGGTATTTCGAACATTCTCAAAGAAGTACAGCTTAACTTGAGAGGGTTCGAACGTCTCCACCTTGTTAGCGTCAGCAATGATGGTAAAAACGCCGTGGTCATGCGTAAGCTCGTAACCATGCGCACGAAGCACGGAAAGGAAAAAGGCTGGATAGTCCTCATCTTTCAAATCCGGTGCGGTAAAGCTGACCTCACCAGTAACACCTTGACCGAGCACCACCGTATTCCCAGTATGAACCGAGAACCACGATGCAAAGTCTCCAATCGGTGTGTTCTTTGCCTCAAAAGGCGCAGAGCTTGCAGCAAAAGAAGGGGAGCTGAGCAGAGTGCACGCGAGCAGAAAGGGGGTAATGCTGGATGTGGAAAAGTTGGAACAAGCCGTAGTTTGTTTCTCAACTTTACCACAGCGCATAGTGAGCAACGAGAGCGCTGATAATAAGCCTCCGGCACAATAAGATTTTTTTTGTTTTTTTGAAAGACAAGCTGTGAGTTTTGCGATTATCCATGACATAAAGCGCACCTTATTCCCTAGCACATGACTTTGAATGATTGACCGTTGCCGCTAACCGTAATGGAGCAAGAGCCGTTAGATTGAGCCGTAAAGCCCTTTGCGTATAGTTGCGACGACGACAGACGCACATCGTCCTTAACGAGCACAAAAGACGGGGCTACATTTGGGGGATTCATTGACGATTCGATTCGATAGCCGTCGAGCAAGTCACTCAATGACTCGCGAGGCTCCGAGGCTTTAGCCGTTTCAGGTTCCGTCGATATGTTCGGTGTGCCAACTAAGGTGAACACCGCAAACGAGACGGCGACACCTGCCGCAAATACACTGAATCGAGAGTATTTACGGAGATAGATTTTCGTAATGCGCATGATATTTCTCAACGTATACGGGACAGTGTAACGCCCATGGGTATAATAGGGCGGCAATACTGAAAAAACGCCGTCCTCATAGTTGTTTCTAAACATCTGCTTAGTGTCATAAGAGCTGTATAAGTCCGTACCCCAGAGCATCCATTTATCGACGGTGAGCGAGTTAGCGTTGTCACCATACTTCACAATGCCAACGTGCAGCTTAGGCATTTTCAACTTGAGTTGACCGAGCGTCAGAACGGATACCGCAGTCGAGATGATAGGGACTTGAAGACGGTCTAAACGACGACAAAAAACGGTGTGTTCAGCCAGAGCGAGACGCGCTTGCTTATCAACAATCGAAATGTCTTGAACGATGAAAATCACATCCCATCCAAGCTTTCGAATATGCAAAAGATGATCAATTAACTTTTGTCGATTCTTATCGTTCCATGTGCGCGAGTTAAACCACGTTCCGCACTCATCGAGCACAATCAAGCCGTCTTTTTTGGTGTCATAGCTCTTGTTTGCCGAACCAATCACCATCAAATCTTCTACCTGAGGCTTGTCTGGTAAGCGATAAAGACGAGTGTTGCGCTTATCGCGTCCAAGCATTTCTTTCAAGTTGATATCGAGGTTTGTCGCTACAGGCACACCGCGCATAAACGCCTCGCGAATCTTACCGACTGCTGTTAGCGTTTTGCCTGAGCCGAGCTTACCCGTGACAAAGTAGACCGATGCCATTACGCCGCCCTCACAATCGCGTAGAACTTCCACTCCCACACCCAACGCAGCAGACGCGCCGAGTAAATCGCACTCACGCAAGGAATTGCGTTATTTGGGATAAACATGCCCGCCGCTTGTGACCAAAACGGGGGTGTGACGTAAGAAAGCCCAGTGGCAAGCGTATAAATGGCAAGAGTGAGCGCGAGTGTAAGCCCAATCAATAAGGTAATAATCACCAAGTTAATCGTGACGTTGCGCGCCTTGGCGATAAAGAACCAACCAAACAGAGTCGTCGCTATTTGTGCTATAAACGCGACCAAAGCAGGTAAACGCAACGCCGCACTAATGCCTGAAACAATAGGTAATAGCTGAATCATTAGTAATATCTCCCTGAACCTGGCTTGTTACTTGGTACAGGCGTGACCTCAGTCAGCAGGATTTCAACAAGCGTCTTAATCGTGTAGATGTAAATCAGAATAGAGAGGATCATTTTCAACTTATGAGAAAACTCACAAGAGATTGAAACGTTCCCACCATTGAGCGTTGGCAAAGAAAGCCGCATACATTCGCTAGGTTGTGGAAGCAAGTTAAGGAATGAATCAGAGACCGCAGTAATATGCGCCTCAGATTCAGCCGTAATATTCTTTTCAAGCAAATCATTTGCCGCACCAACAATCGTCGATTCATAAGAGCCTAAGGCACCGGAAACAATCGAATCCGCTTGAGTTAATGCATCACCAACAAAGTTACTATCCAATCCATGAGGACTTTCACAGAATCTATTCTCAGGAGTAGGTACACATGGTTTTAAATCGTCGAGCTTATCCGAAAGCTCATCAAACCCTTGTTGGTTGGTTTGCTGCAAATCTCCAAGGTCACTAGACAGCTGACCAAAACCATTACTTAACTGGTTGTTCGCCGAAGTCAGCAAGCGGTTTGTATTGTTGCCAATATCAGACAACATATCGGACTGACCTTGAATCGCATTCGCTACATGGTTTGCATTATCGACAACAGTATCGGTATTCAAATCAACCGACGCCTTGAGCGCATCAAGAGCGGACTTAGTTTCCGCTTGATTCTTGTTCATGTCGTTATTGATGCCAGTTAGCTGTGCATTCAAATCACTATTCATGGATTTAATAGCGGCGAGGGTATCACTCGTATTATCGACATCAGGCTCGGGTTTCTCTGGGTCAGGATTACCAGTACCGCCGCCACTTGGTTTATCAGGGTCGCCCAAATCACCGCCTGTTGGAGGGTCAATATCGGTATCAGTCGCACACGCTGGCCAATTGGGAGCGCCAATAACACAGGATTCTGGCTTGGGAGTATCACACCAATTGTTTTCTGGTCTACAACACATACCATATCTAGGGTCCCAATCCGGTGAGTCAGGTGTACATTCTTCTGGCTCTGGATCTTTACATGCAGGCCAATCAGATGAATCGGGAGTGCATTCGTCAGGGTCAGGTTTGGGCGGTGGAACATCACAAGACATTCGAAAATCAGGCGGGTCAACTTTATCATTACAAATAATTGTTGGAGAACCACCGTCAGCAAGACAGCTGGACTCATATTGCTTCATTTCATTAATAGTGTCCTGACTATTACAAAACGAAGGAGGCGGCTCTGAATCTCTATAACCGTAAGAAACACCAATCGCATGTTTACCATATGAATCATAAAGATTAGTATGGATACGACCTCCGGAGTCAGTATTTTCATGTTTGTCCCCACCAATACAAGACCCCCCCGAACGCTTACACGCCCAGATAGTGCCATAATCATAAGAACCACTAACACAGGCAAAATAAGTATCCACATCAACAACGTCACCGACAGAAAGACTACAACCACGAATAGAATAGGAACTAGTAGATGTAACCTCTATCGTCTTAGAAAAAGCACTAAACGAAACACTCAGCAAAATAACCAGTGACGCAATGCTTTGTTTAATACTCATTTATAATCCTCACAAAAATAACGCCCCCATTCGGAGGCGTTGACCAATGGGTGTATAAAACAGTCGCTAGAATTACGTTGCTTTGTTTGCACCTTTCTTGAATAGCTTGATGCCGATGAAGCCAACCGTCATTGGCACGGCGATGCCCCATGTCGAGGTGAGCATTTCAGTGACGTAACTTGCCAGTGTGCTAAAGGCTTGTGTTGCCACTTCTGGCAGTGCTGCATTCGCAGAAGATGCCGCCATGAGAAGTGCACCACCAAATGCCGCACGTTTTGCTGTTACTACTGCGCCAGCCTTAGCCATTGCTGCGCGTACTTTGCTTTGCTTTTCCATAGTCTTATTTCCTATGTTATGGTTTATGAAGAAGTTGAAACCTCAGCCGCTTTCTTGAATCCGAGAATGTGGAAGCCAATCGAGAAGCCAAGGATAAAGGCTGTCGCGAAACAGCCGAGCATGAACTCTGATGACAGCATTTATCTTTGTCCTCCGACCATCCAACCGAGCGCAACTAGCAAGAAACAAATGCCTAAGAACACCATTAACTGAAAGTTATCGAGTCGAGCCATTAGCTCTGCAAATTGCGTCTCGGTCATGATTTAACCCTTACTTTTCGTTTAATTGAGGTAGGGCGTAGAGGTGGAAACCGTCGATAGAGACGTGTTTACCCTCATCGTTACCAAAGCTGAATTTCTTGTGTTCCACATCAAACATCATGCGATTACCCACACAGCGCTTGAGCAGCTCGCCAGCCTTGCCGTTTTCCCAAAGCTCAGGAGACACACGCACTTCAATGGTGTCTGTTGGGTTGGTCGTGATGAGACGCAGCTTGCCGTTTTGCTTTTGTTCGCCATTACGGTCTGTTTTGGTTTCTTGAACGATGTCCGAAACATCTAGAATTAAACCTTCCATTCTCATAGTGTTTTGCCCTTATTTTTACGTTGTTGGTTAGTTGAAAATTGAAATGACAGTTATTGACACAAGTCCAAGGGAAATTAATGCATCATGTCGGGCGGGGCTGCGCCCACCCAACACGACGCATTAATTTCCTGAGGGTCGGTGAGCAACAGCGCTTCCATTTCGTCATAGAGCGCTAGGTGTTTTTCGTATTGCTCGTAAAGGTCGTCATACATACGCTCGTATTCTTTTTCACGTTCTAGCGCGTCGAAGTAATCGACCACGTTAGACATGATGCCTTGTTGAGCACGGATGAATTGTTGCTTGTTCTCGGTCTTCCAAGTACGGAAGCGAGTCGCGATAAAAATCTTATGGAACATCAAGCCATTCAAACGCGCTTGAGCCATATCACCGTAGCGAGTCGATGAATATTCACCGCCTGAAGCAATCAGTTTTTCGATAGAGGTTGAAACGGAGTATTCCGCTTTTACTGGTTGGTCTTTGCGCTTAACGAACACGCCGCCCATTGCGTAACAAAACGCTTTCCAGTCGCCCTCATCAGCAGAGCGGCGAACCTTTTCTAATAGAAAGTGTTCGTCTTGAGATAAATCTGTAAACAAAGCATCGTCCTCTTTGAATTCATCACGAAGACGACGAAGCTCACGCCATACCGTGACAGATGGACCACCAATAAATTGAAATTGACGAATTTGATTCACACGCGCCCAAGTCACGACACGTTCCGCCGCATCCGAGCCAGACAAAGACGAACCTTTGTCAGAATCAATGTGCTGACCGTCGATATTTTTACTCAGGTACTTAGCGACATAACCAACGGCTGAACCTTGCGACCAGTCGATAACTTCCGCTTTGAAACGGGCTTTCTTTGCACCTTTTTCGTCAGGCGAGTCAGCCATAGCGAGACGACGAAACTCAGACGTTACAAACTTGCGTGCGGATTTTTCCATGAAAAGCAACAAGTGGTGATGTGGCGTACCGTCTTGGTGAGGCTCAACAATACGCATCCCGTAAACCTTGATTTTGCTCTTATCAATCGACTTACGAAGATTCGCCCAAACGCCCATTAGGTAAGCGTGAGCTGCTTTCGCGTCAGGCTTGCCAGCCTCAAGCCATTTCGGGTTGATGTCGCCTTTAGAAACAGAGTGAAAACGAGACGGAGCCGTCACAGTGAAGAACACCGCATCGTGATTTGATTCTTGAGCGATTTCCTCAAAGCCACGCAGACGAACGAACATTTCAGCGCGGCGAATCTCAGCGTTAGAAACCGACTTAGCCGATAACTCACTGAGTGTGAAGTAGTTAGACGGGTCAGCCTCATCGTAAGCAATCGTGTTTTCTAGCGCGATGCGGTTAGACGTATTGCGATCACGTTGACGGTTTAGAGAAAAATCCGAGCAGTAAACTTGCTTACGGCGTTGAACAAGTGCTAAATCACGCGCAACACATTCAACCTCGTAAGCACATTTACGGCGCAGTTGACGAACAAGCCAATGCTCATCAAGCGCACGGTTCACCAATGCGAAAAGCTCACAGTTGTTTTCTGCGTATTGAATTTGCTCAGGTGAGAATGCCAAGCCTAATGAATCAAGAAGCTGAACCGCTTTATCAAAACGCGCTTGTGATTCTTCAAGAGGAATCGCACTTAATACGCGAGAAAAGTCGCGTGATTTGCGCTTAGCTAGATTGGTAATTTGCTCATCTGACATCGCGTAGCTGTAGCCGTGCTCAGTCAAACGGTCGTGAGCCTCGTTAACTGCGCGAACGGCTTCCAACGCGTTGCGTGTTTTAAGGATATCGGTGTAAGCGCGTGTCATGTGTCGAGCGAAGTCGCCGTTACGGTGTAATGATTTCGGCAAGTCCAAACAAGGGTTAGAAGTAGGGCGCTCAATAAAATCTGACAGGTCGTGTGAGTAGATTGACGCACTCATTGCCGATTTCACAGCCGACGGAATGAAATCCTCAGGCGTTGTGAATCTGTGGTCGACGTACTCAAAACGATGGTCGAATAAGTTATCAGGAATGTGCTCACAAGAAGCCCAAGAATGGACAGGAACAAAATCAATCCATTCTTGTTTGCCTGATGCCAAATCAATAACAAGTTCACGCATTATTGAGCCTCAAGCTCTGAGTAGAATTTACGCTTCTCATCTTTGCCAGAGCAATGTGAAACAACCAGATACTCGTAAACGGTGACGCGACCGTCAGAGGCATAGTCGCGAGCCAAATCACCACAAAACTCATGGTCAAGATAAAACGAAAAAGTTTCGTAATCGTCGTATGGGATTTCAAACGAGTCGTAGATAAGGGAACCAAAGAAATAAATACCCGCCGCAATAACCGAAACAAGGAACAAACTCCAAGCGCGATTCAGATATATTTCTAGTTTTTTTGTATTGGAGACTTCTGACATAACAACCACCTTGACTAGTTGAGAGAGCGACCGCCGAAGCCAAGACGTAAGCGTCAAGGGCAAACGCCCAGAGCTAAGGCGGTCTTAATTACGATTTTCCGCAAGTGTAATTGCGGATTTTCGTAATTGCTAGATGCGAATTTCCGTAACTAGTAAGCTAAAATCAAGAAAACGGAGGTAGTCCCATGTATCAAAGTGAGCTGTTAGATGCCTACAAAAAGGCAAAAAACTACGTACAAGACAAGCAAATCGCGCACGATTTGAATGTAAACGCGTCCAGAATCAGCGAAATGCGAAAAGGAAGACGCTATATATCTGATTCAGAAGCAGTTTTTCTAGCGGAGAATTCAGGAATTGACCCAGAGATAGCTTTGTTGGGATGTCACGCTGATCGCAACGAAAATCCGCATATAAAAGGAATGTGGGAAAACATAGCAAAAAAGTTTAACGGGCTAGGATTATCAAGTATTTCAATGGTTTGTGGCATGTTTGCGTTGTGGCTTGGCGACCTTAAAGTAGCTATAGCTAAGTGCGCATTATATGTGTTATGTTAA